GACTGGTATCCAAGTGAGACGCAACACGTACCAGTGGACTTCATCATAGGAATGTACGAAGACGGCGTCATCCCAACAAACAAAGGACTCCGCACTGCTGATGAACTAGAACGTGAGGCGTACATGAACGGCAACGTCCGTGAAGCCGCACTGTGGAGTATGGTGCAAGACCTTGACACTGCGCTATCTGTGGCGTCAAGATTGGAGGCATCATGAAGACACAATCATTTACACACCAACTACTAGCAAGTGAGTTCGATATAGCGTCAGCTCAGTTCGCTATGAATTGGGCAATCGAGGACGGAGACTTCGAGGAAGCCATGAGCTTGCACTTTGAGTACCTCTACCATAGGGATGAGCAGACCAAACTATGGCTAAGCATGACACACGCTGAGATGGATACCTACCTGCGTGTAATTGCGGCAATCGAAGGATGGAAATATGAACATTGAATGGAGGCGGAACAAAGCACACACATCATGCTATGACTTGCTCGTAGATGGCAAGTATGCCCACATATGGGTGCAGGATGCTGGGCTCTCATGGCATGCGTTGCAGTTCATGCACAGTGAAAAATTGACATCACACCCAACAAAGAAAGAAGCACAGGAATTCCTGATTGCACAACTTGTACAAAGGAGACTCGATGGGGAAACCAACTGAAGACCTAACTGAATTCCAAATCATCTGGTGCATCGCAATCATCATCGTCCTCGCCACGGCGTTGTGGGCGCACCTATCACAAACATAAGGGGGGTTCATGAACTCTCAATGTCTAGCTTGGTTAATGTGACTGACATTGTGACCACCCGCTCCCCCTGAGAGAATTCTTAGCGGGTAGGTACCGACACTGTGACGAGGGGCGCAGCACGAATTAACCATCCCCTCATCTCATCAACTGACTAACTAGGAAACACAATGAAATACTCTGACATCAAACGCTCCGTCTTGGCTAACTTCGCCAAGGGCACCAACCTCGTACCATTCATCGTGGGCAAACCCGGCGGTGGCAAATCATCACTGGCTCGTTCAATCGTTGCAGAGCTTGGCATCGACCCAGCACGCATCACAGAATTCAACCCCTCACTGCGCGACCCAGTAGACATCATGGGCTTGCCCAAGACTGACGGTGACCATTCCTCGTGGTTGCCTCCTTCGGAGTTCTGGCGTATCCGTGACGACGGCACTGACCAACCATGTGCACTCATCGTAGAAGAAATGTCTGACGCGACTACACCTATGCAGAACCCGCTGTGTCGTGTGTTGTTAGACCGCTATGCTGGCGAGCTCAAGCTGCACCCTAAGTTGCACATCATTGCAACGGGCAACCGTACCGAGGACAAGTCTGGTGCGACTCGCATGACTACCAAGCTGGGTAACCGTGTGCAGACGTTGGCCTTCGACGAGAACCTTGACGACTGGTGTGACTGGGCGCTCGACAACAACATCGCTGTGGAGATGGTGCAGTTCCTGCGCTTCCGACCAAACATGCTGTCTGACTTCGACCCTAACCGTGCTATCAACCCAACGCCTCGTTCATGGGAAATGGCCAACCAAGTTGCCACTGAGTTGCCTAGTGACTTGTACTTCGCTAACTTGTCTGGCTTAGTCGGCGAGGGTGCTGCTGCTGAGTACGCAGGCTTCAAGCGTATCTTCGAGAATCTGCCTGACATCGACGGCATCTTGATGAACCCTGCCAAGGCCAACGTGCCTGACGACATGCCCGTGTTGTTCGCGTTGACTGGTGCGCTCGCTCACCGTGTATCCAAGGACAACTTCGACCGAGTGTGTGAGTACATCAACCGCATCCCCGCTGAGTTCCAAGTGATGTGTGTGCTTGACTCCAAGAAGCTCAAGCCTGAGATCGTCAACACCAAAGCCTTCGTGCAGTGGGCGGTCAAGAACGCCAATGTCCTCTCTTGAGTGGGTTGAAGCGCCACATACAAGCTACACCAAGCCCGCAGTTGTCACCATGTATTGGGAGCTGTGGGTTGTAGGTGAAGACAAGACTGCTTGGTACAACTTTCCACGCGCAAATGTACGTAAGCGCAAAGATAGACAGTGGGAGCTGACTTTCCCTGACAGGGACTTGCCCCCGCGTTACTTCACAACGCTCAAAGCAGCCAAAGCAATGGGCATAGCCCTAGTAAGGATGGACGATGACAAAAACTGAGTACGAGTGGGTACGAAGTGCGGGCATAGCCGACCAAGTGCTACGCAAGCTGACCACTAAGGTGGAGGGCATGGTTTCTACAACCAAAGCTGACCCCCCATATGGCTTCATCATGAAGTCAGGCCCCACGACATATATAGCGTGGATTCCCAACGATACAGGTAACCGCATGGAGTTCTTCGATGTGGAGACTGCAAAAGCATGGGTGTTTACTCAGGTACGCATGAGTGACACAAACGCACTATTAACTGAAAGATAAATATGCAACCAACAACACTCTCAAGCAAAGCAATGCTAGTCAAGCTGACAGTACGCCGAGCAAACTTAACACGCCGCGACATCACGGCTGAGTTACTCATTCAGAATCAGATGGACGACACATCACTCGTGGTCAACCGCAAACTGTTTCGTGACAAGCTCAATCCAATCAATCGCATCATGACCAAGGCGTCGGAGGTGTACACCTATCACAAAGCGCACACACTGGCGTACATTGACAAAGGCCCACGACTGCTACCCAACGCACAGTACATGGACTACACGGCTCAGATGCGACAACGTATCCAAGAGGTAGACGACATGCTCGACAAGTACATGCCTGACTACGATAACTATGTGCAGCTTGACATCAAGGCTCGTGCATTGGGTAACACTGGCTCGGCTAAGGTTGAGGACTACCCAACTGGTGATGAGTTCCGTAGCAAGATGGGCTTCGACTTACGCTTCACTCCACTGCCTGACGCCAAGCACTTCTTGTTCGACATTAGCGACGACGACATGGCTGAGTTCAACGCATCAATGGAGCAGGTTGCACAGGGCGCTCGTGCAGAGGTTATTAAAGGCATGCTCGAACCACTGCAACACTTAGTCGAGAAGCTCAACAAGCCCATCGGTACTGAGGGCGCTATCTTCCGTGACACTGCGGTTGAGAACGTCATCGAGGGGTTGCGTCGTGCCAAGGCATTGAATGTGAACGCTGATGCTGATGTGGATGACATGGCTGACACGTTACTGCAAGCGATTGACATCTACAACTTCAACAAGGACTCTCTGCGCGAGTCACCAGCAGTGCGTGAGCAAGCGGCAGTCAAGCTCGATGCGATCGCCAAGAAGATGGCTGCGTATGGACTGGCTTAACGGTTGGTTCCGTGACATGGTTTATATGGCATCGGGATTGCTACTGGCTTTCCTGATTGCTATCGCCTACACGCTGGCTCAAATAGTTAACGACTGGCTTCAACGCAAGTACACACAACAGGCCAAGCAACCACAGAAAGTAAGTGGCGAGGTCAAACAACCAATGGGGTTTCTATGACAGACAGTGACATCATGATACTGAGCATCTTCTTCAACGTCATCTTGCTATTCAATAGCTGGCTCATGCACAAACGATACAACTTGCTCGGTGAGTTGTTCGCTAAGACGGTCGTATTGGTAGGCGCAATCGCTGATGGTAAGGCGATGCCCAAGCGAGACAGTGAAGGCAACATCCGCATCAAGGAGATTAAGAATGAGACTAATTGATTTTGTATTTCGTCCAATTAAGACTGCAAGGTTCATGCTTCGCGTCTTGCGTGACTGTGAAGTAAACATCGAGTTCAAACCACAACGCAAACCCAAGGTTGGCGAGAAGCTGAGTGAGTTCGTAGTGCTTGGCCATTACTACATGATGCCTGCATCGTCGCTCAAGTTGATTGAAGACACCATCGTTCGGGTAGATAGCAATGGATATGGTGAGGACAGGATTTGGAAACGACAGAAAGATCAAGAGCTTACGGTACAAAAGGTATCCTTCGCTCAAGCAGTAGCAATGTGTGTAAACGAAAAACTGGAGAAAGCAAATGGCAACTAAGTTAGAAAAAGCAAAAGCACAGATCGTGCTTGACCATCCCTTCTTCGCGGCAATCCTTCTGCGTCGCAAGTTGATTCGTGACGACAGCATCCCAACACTGGCAGTCGATGCTCGTGCCAACATCTATTACAACCATGACTTCCTTGAGTCATTGACTGTGCCGCAGATTGTGTGGGGCTTGTGCCACGAGGTAGGCCATGTCATTGGTCAGCATGCAGTACGCAAGGGTGCTCGCAACCACAAGAAGTGGAACTATGCAGGTGACGCTTGGATTAACGACACGCTCGACGACAGCAACGTGGGCCAACGTATCCAAGGTTGTGTGGACATGAAGGGTAGCAAGGACAAGACTACCGAGACTATCTATGACGAGCTGCCTGAAGACCACGGTGACAACGGCTTAGGTGATGACGTTATCTACGGCATCGGTGCTGATGGTAATGGTAAGCCCCTGACACCTGACGAGATCAAAGAGATCGAGGGTCAGATCAAGGTCGAGATTGCTGAGGCTGCCCAAGCTGCCAAGATGCGCGGCAAGTTGTCTGGTAAGTTAGCCGAGATGGTTGCTGGCTTGCTCGAGGTCAAGACTCCTTGGTATGAGATTCTCGAGAAGCACATGACTGCGTGTGTTGCACAGGGGCAGAGCTGGCGTCGTCCTAACCGTCGCTTCGTTGACCACTATCTGCCAAGCGTAGACAAGTTGCCGCAGATGGGTGAGCTTGTTGTGCAAGTTGACGTATCAGGTTCTATCAGCAAACGTGAGCTCGACTACTACAACGGTCACCTATCACGCATCATCGAGCAGTGCCGACCAGAGAAAGTTCATGTGTTGTACACCGACACACAAGTTCAGAAGCACGTCGAGTTCGACTGTGGTGAAGAGGTCAGCCTTGAGTTCTATTCAGGCGGTGGCACTGACATGCCAGCAGGTTTTGACTTCCTTGCCAAGCAGGGTATCGAGCCTCAGGTGTTCGTGTGCTTGACTGACGGTTATACAGACTTCGGACAAGACCCTGGCTATCCCGTTGTGTGGTGTATCAGTTCCGATGTCGATGCACCATGGGGTGACAACATTCACTTCGAGTTAGAGCAATGACGCACTGGGTTAAGTCCGACGAGCCTAGCCCCGCAAGGGCTGGTTTCGTTGAGTGGTATCTATGTGACGACACAGTACTGCTTGTCCATAGTCGCTATGGCGCTGTCGTTGGTGAGGTTGTGCGAATCAACGAAGAGCTTGGTACTTACTATGCTGAGCTGTGCAATGGACGCGGACTTAGGTACTTCACTGATGTGAACGTAGCCAAGGATTGGTTGTGGGCGTTCTATTGTTTGGAGAGAGCAAGTGAGTGAGTACGTATACACATGGAGCGCAGACACGTTCATGACTACGAACTGGACGTATCACGTAACGAGGCATGACCCACTTCATTTCAAGTTGCTTGGGATTGTGAAGCGTGACTTAGCTGAGAGTGGCCCACAGTTGCATCACTACGTTGCCTTCGAGAACGTACAACGTACCAACATGATTTTCCCTACCTTGGCTGAGGCTAAGGCTTGGGTTGTTGCATGCACGATGGGAGCTAAACCATGAAACTCGAATGGTACGACTCAATAGACAGAGCAATACTGGAGGAACTAAATGGCGAGCTTAGCAGATCAAGTTGAAGAGCTTGAGGAGAACTACCAAGAGGCACGCAACTCAGTGCGAGAGCTTGAAGACCGTATCGAAGTGATGGACAACGTCATCTCGAATTTAAAAAGCATTGTGCATGACCTAGAAGAACAGATCGACTGGGTGCACACGACTTACCCAGACTTGGAGGTGGCCTTTGAAGTCAAACGAAGACTCGACCAAGCAGCTTAAGTGGATGTATGGGACGAGAAAGTCCAAGCTGTTTGAAGTCAACATCTACTCGGTGTACAACAGACTGGTCGCTACGGTTGAGTATGTGGACGGCAGGTTCGATGTAACCGCACACCACAAGACTGACTTAGCAACTTGGGAACAAGTTACCGAACATTGTGAGGCAACCATACGTTCAATGGAGCGCTGGCTTGCTGATGAGGTAGCAAAAAAACTTACTTAGGAGAAATTTAATGGGCACATCACTTACTTACAACTGGACAGAAAAAATCTTCAACACACGCCGCAAGAGCAAAGACTTCAAGGCATACAAGACAGACACGCATCTCACCAAAGCAGATGACGGTACGTTCACATTCAACTACATCCGATGGGAGTGGGAGGAGAACAAGAAGACTGGCAACTACCGACGTGTGAAGCAAATAGATGTGACACCATTGGCCAGCATCACACCAGACAACGTGATGACACTGCTTGCACCTGACAACAAAACTTGGCCTAGTGTCCACCACATGACTATCCGCAACCGACTGCAAGACATCACTGGCCTCGACGTCTTCTCAGACACAGGGCATCACCGCAATAAAGAGATGGCTGTTCGTGTCTCAGCTCGTTTCTATGGAGCCCAAGGGTGGCAGAAGCAAGCGTGGTGTGCGAACACCAGAGACAAAACTATCCCCTACAAATCTGGCACACAGTTCAAAGTCGGCGGCTTACATGGCCGCATCGAGTGCCTCAACATCCCCAAAGACATTAAGAACATCGTGAAGAACGAAGCAATCCAATCAGCCAAGGCCGATACCGTAGTCATCCGTAAGCTAGCCATGGTCATGCTGCGTGTTGGCTTTGAGGAACACATCGAGAAGAAGCTCAACAACTACTGGTATTCCCCTCCGCAGGGCAAGCTACTGAAAGACGTGGACTACAAGAACCCAACGGGTGACGATGCACTAGCTGTACTCAATCACGGTATGCGTATTGCCAACCAGCCCGACACACACGTATGGGCAGATGGTAAATACACAGAGCGTTCAATGGATGAACGTGTCCGTCTGATGCGTGAGCGCACCCTTGACAACGGCATGAAGGCACTGCGCAAACACATCTACGCTACAACCAACGGTTATGAACAAGTGGAGGTTTAATGAAAAAATAATCTGTAGAACATACACACGTTTCCTGTATCATCAAATCACTTACTGAAAGACTTCATCATGGCATACGTATCCATCTCCAATGGCCTCCTAGACTCTACGCGGATCAATATCCGCAACATGCGCGATAAAGAGAAGGCGCTCCACACTGTACCCGCCGAGTCGTGCACTGTCCCTGATAACGATGGCAACACGACAGCCCTCATCTGGGGTAGCCACCAACATCTACGAGACCAGATGCCTGAGGACTGGAAGATCAATCCCGGCAAGATCACACTACGCGTCGCGTACAAGCTAGACCCCGAGGCTGAGAAAGAGTACAACGTCGACTTCCAAGTTACAGCCAACGCTGGGTTTCCTTGCCCACGCACTGAGCATAGTAACAGCAGCTATTACGGGTACGTAGCTAAGGTCAACGAACACAGTTACCTTCTCCCCCAAGGCGCTAAAGATTTAGTCGCACATCGTAAAGTTATGCGAGAGATTGACACCCGATGGGAAGCTGTGACAGACAAGGTTCGTCAGTTCTTGAACTCTGCCAAGTCATTGAACGAAGCACTCAAGCTGTGGCCGGGCCTGTCCTTGTACATCAAACAAGATTACCTTGACCGTGTAGCCGAGAAGGCCAACGGGGTCAAGCGAGAGAAGCCCAAGACCAGTGCTGAGCAACTCCTTGGCACCCTTGACGTTGACACCCTGACAGCAGCCGCTGTCGCATCCAAACTGACTGTATGAAAGACCCTGAATGCAATTACTCACACTCGAAGAAAGAGCGAAAAATCTATTCGCTTCCTACGCCGTCACCCCGCAAGTACGTGACCGATATGAACAAGACTGGCTCCGAAGCGTCCGTGCCCTTGGAAATACATGGCTCTTTGCCAAATACACCGAGCGCCTTACAACCGACCAACAGCGAGCTCGCTGCGAGGATGGCACGTATCGAGTCACGCCTCGTACAACTGATGATTCACCAAGGGCTTGACCCATACAACAAGGTATACGAGTAATGGACTACTACCAACATATGAACAACTGCGACGCCAGCGGATGCAAATACAACGAGCCTGATGTGTGCCCTGTTGTACGAAACATTCGATTGGCTACAGGCTACATACCAACATTAACTGAGGAGGCGACACCTATCATGCAACCAAGTCTGCGACAAGTCGGCGGCGACCACTACAAGAACATGGAAGTACAACCATGGGATGTGGTGGATACATGGCCGCTAGAACAACAAGTCGGTGCATACCGCTCTGGCGCTTTGAAGTACGTAATGCGAATGGGGAGTAAAGATGAATCAATTCAAGAAATTGGCAAAGGTATTCACTACTTGGAAAAACTCATCGAAGTCCTCAAACGACGAGCTGAAGAAGCCGCACGATGATCATGCGGACGCGATGGCGTATCTTACGGAACGTATGCGCGAAGCGGAATACAACGCACATGTACAAAGGCATCCACTTATGAACTCAGCAGCAAACGCAGCAACTCAGTCTATATGGCCTTCCAGCCAAGGCTTCGGGAACACCTCACAAGGACTAGGTATGGCAGCAGTCAATCAAGTATGGCCACAGGCTCCGCTAGAGCCTAGGCAGTCTATGCATAGCACCACGTCGTTCACAGTAGAGGAAGTCGACAACGGCTTCATCCTCCGCAGTGGCAAGTATTCAAAAATCTGCAAAGACATGGACGAGTTGAAAGACCAATTCATCGCGACCATCGTTGAGCAACAACTGGACAAGTAACTATGTCTGACTTACGTACTGAACTCTTCACGAAAGTATTACCAAAAATGCAATCACTTACTAACCTCACGTTCGATGACCCTGACCAGCCGATGGAACCAGCGGTACTTACCAACAATGAACTCATCTTCAACTGGGTGAAAGAGCATCCTGCTAGCTACTCATCCAATGTAGTTGCTGGCTTCCGTGGGCGCATCACAGAATCGTCTGTTGTGTCTCAGCTCTACACAATGGCCAACCGCAAAGTGTTGCACAAAGCCAAGTGCAGTTCGACTGGTAAGTTCATGTATTCAGCCGCGATGGATGAGTACCCACGAGCAGCTAGGGCAGATATAGTCGCCAAGATGCAAGCAGCCCGCGCCAAGCTCGGTAAAGAAGAGATGGCTCGACGTATTGCTGAAGGCCACAAAGCCAACCGTGCAGCAGAAGCCGAGACGAAGCTCGAGCCTACCAAGAAGAAGGTGGTGCTTATCAAACGTCGTGTCACTGAGCCACCAGCAGTAACAGTCACACCCGTGGACTTGAACACACTCTCCATCGTGCAAGCTCGCAAGCTGTACGACGAACTCAAACAAATCTTTGGAGCTTAATATGAACGCATATCCATTCCAACCATCGGTCACTGATTACTTACAGACATACAACGGAGTATCGCCAAGGGTCGTACATGCTGAGAAGCTAGAAGGTTTCAAATCAATCATCGAATCGCATGTCGCTGCATTGACCACTGAAGTTCAAACTCTCAAGAACCACGCCAACTGGATTGAGCCGCGCCTCAACGACTACCACAAGTTCATGGAGTGGATGCAACGCGTTCACCCTGATGTCATCGAAGCCTACACACAAGCGACCAAAGTTGAGAAGGTACTGGACAAGGCAAACGACGGTGAAGAAGTTTACGCGGAGGCTTCAGCATGAGTTGGCTAAAAAGAAAACTACGCCGTTGGTTGAACTCTGGTGACGAGATCAGCATCGAAGAAAGCCGAGTATACGCTGCACCACATAACAGCATGGGCGAGTCCCAAACGTCTGTGCAAATGTTTCGGGCAATGAACGGAACAGTGCTTGTGCTGCATAGCCAAAACACATTGGGCAAAAACCTAGTTGGAGTGCGTCAGTCAGGGCCGACCATGTATGTCCTCAAGGAAGGCGAGAGTGTCCAAGATGCTGTCGCTACGTTGTTAGTCAAAGCAAGATTGGATTCAATGTGACTTACGGTTTAATCTACCTCATCCTGCGCTTCTGCGCTGTCGGCTCGTTCTTCTTGGCTCTGTTCTCGATGACGTTCCTGACCCTTGGCTACGCAATGGTATACCTGCTCATTGCTATCTTTATGCAACTCCAAGCTATGGATGTACGCAATGCGGAAACGAAGCCGTTATAAACCGAAGGGCGTACGCCTTGATGTAATGACGTGGGTGACGAGTGGCCTTAAACCATTCTCATCTGTGGCGTTGGCGGTAGACATCCGCATCAAGAACCATGTAGCCATTGAACAGCTTCGCTTAGGCCAAGCGGACAAAGAGAACATTGACATTCTCATTGGCGCGTTCAATATGATGGAGGGCTTCGGACGTATGGGTATTGGTAACGACTGGGCTGAAGAAATTCGCGCTGGTCAAGATGCTCTACTATCTGTAGCTAAGCGTGGCGTGAAGAACGACATGCGGTTTGTGGCTACTGGCCCTGAACTCAAAGCAATTAACCTAGCGATGGAGATTCATGATGCGCAGCTCGACGCGTGCAATGTTAGACAACTCGAACAAGCTCTCGACATTGTCCAAGAAGACATCATCTACAAACGAGCCAGAGCAATCAACGATGAAGACGGTGTTAGCGCCCGGCGCACCTTGGCCGAACTGGAAGGAACTAAGTGAGCAACCAAAAGAAAAGAAGCAGCTCAGACCCAAGCAAGCAATCAAACCATTGGCCATTCCCAGCAACGGACTTGACTTCTTTGCTGAAGCTCGTGAACAGATCGCCTCGGGAGCTGCCAAACGTAACCCGAGCTATTACCGTAAAAAAGATCGCACAGTTTGAGGACGCACCACTATGAGCAGACAACCTTATCGCACCACAGTCACCATGTGGGCTATCAGCATCCATGACAGCGCCTTCCACAAAGCAGCATGGAGCACAGTGGGCTATTCACTGTACGCAAACAAGAGAGAAGCGCAAGATGACATCGACAGCTTCAAGATCAAAGGTGAGCCACTGAGAGTTCGCATCACCATCCAGCAGGCAATGCCAAATGACTAGGAAAGAAATTGGTATCACTGTGCCTTACCGCAAGACGACACAGACCATAATGGAGCAGAAGGTAACCATCCTTGAGCAGAAGGTAGCAGCACTGGAGAAGCGCGTCGCACAACTGGAAAAGAACAAATGATGTAGTACACTATAGTGCATGTACAAGGAATAGTCATGAAACTAATAGATTTGACAGGGCAAGTATTTGTTCGATGGACTGTGCTTAAAAAAAGCACAGAGTCCTCAGCCGCAGGCCAGCCAAAGTGGTTATGCCGTTGTGAGTGTGGGACAGAAAAGCTAGTCCCGGGGGCTAACCTCCGAGGCGGTAAGTCCAGCTCATGTGGTTGCTTGCGAGACGACATGCGCGTTATGGTGGGCTCTCTTCGCGATTTCTCTGGTCGAAATAACCCAAAGGCAAAAGCGGCTATTGCAAAGTACGGGGACAGCTATGTGCCTTCTTCTAGCATTTGGTACAAGCGCGCCTCTGGAGTTTTCTTTACTGCAAAAGCAGAGGGCATTCCATGCGGTTTTAGTTCTGTGTCTGAGCTGGCCGCCTATGTAAAAAGCATTGCTCCAAGCGACTGCCCTGTATTTGGTTTGAAGTTTGAAGAGGCCCCTCAAGGGTTTAGTAACTGGTCGCCAAGCATTGACAAGATCGACCCGAAGAAAGGGTACGTAAGGGGGAACATACAAGTGATAAGTATGCTGGCTAACTGTATGAAACGCGACGCCACACCGCAACAACTAAAAACATTTGCCCATTGGGTACTGAAGGAATAAAAAATGCCCCAGACTATAGTTTTGGATTTTGAAACATTTTATAGCCAGTCGTATGGACTCAAAAAATACACCACCGAGCACTACATCCGAGACGAGCAATTCCAAGTCATTGGATTCGCCTACAAGGTTGACGACGGAGAAACCCACTGGGTCACGGGCACTGACCGGCAGATTACCGAAGCGCTTCAAGGACTCGACATTCCTAACGCCTACCTCATTTGTCACAACATGGCCTTCGACGGAGCCATCCTCGCATGGCGCTACGGCATCAAACCAAAATACTATCTCGATACCCTATCGATGGCACGACCCGTTACTGGACTCACTGTTGGTGGTTCACTAGCAGCACTAGCCAAGAAGTACCTGCTGGATGAGAAGGGCACAGAGGTTGTCAACGCACTCGGCCTACGCCGTGAAGACTTCCCTGCTGACCAGTTAGCTCGCTATGGTGAGTACTGCAAGCATGACGTTGACCTGACTTATGGCCTCTACCATGTGTTCAAACAGTGGAACCCTCCCAAGGAACTCTACATCCAAGACTTGATGATTCGCATGTTCACTGACCCAGTACTCAAGCTGGACAAGAACGTGCTGGTTGACCATCTGTTCAACGTGCAAGACAAGAAGGCCAAGCTGATGGAGCGCATCGACGCTACTGTTGGTCGTGACGCTCTGATGTCTAACCCGAAGTTCGCTGTTGTATTGCAGAAGCTCGGAGTCGAACCGCCTATGAAGATAAGCCTTCGCACTAACAAGGAAGCATATGCCTTTGGTAAGACTGACCAAGAATTCAAGGCTCTCGCCGACCATCATGACCCAAGGGTGCAGGCCGTCGTTGCTGCGCGTCTCGGCATCAAATCTACGCTCGAAGAAACCCGTACCGAATCGTTCATTGGTATTGCCGAGCGAGGGAGTCTACCGATTCTGCTCAACTACTGGGGTGCGCATACTGGTCGGGCTTCAGGTGGCGATAAGATGAACCTGCAGAACCTGCCTCGCGGCGGGGCACTGCGTCGGTCAATTACTGTGCCTGACAATCACTCATTGGTTGCGGTTGACTCGGCTCAGATTGAAGCTCGTGTCGTTGCATGGTGGGCTGGGCAAGAAGACTTGGTGACAGACTTCCGTAACAACGTGGATATCTATTCATCATTTGCTTCTATTGTGTATGGCCGAACGATTGACCGTAAGAAGAACCCCAACGACAAGGTTGAAGGCTTCGTCGGTAAGACCTGTATTCTTGGCCTAGGCTACGGCATGGGGCCTGATAAGTTCAAGGCAACACTCAAGATCGGTATGGGTGGTATCTCCGTGGACATGCCATTGGATGAAGCTCAAAACACCGTTAAGCTGTATCGTGCCAAGTACGACAAGATTGCCCAGATATGGAAGGATGCGCAAGCAGCGCTAGCCCAGATGTCCAAAGGGTTCGAGTGTGAGCTCGGTGTTGGTATTGCGTTACGTTGTACCCCTGAGGGCGTGCACCTGCCTAACGGCACGATGGTTCGTTACCCTAACCTGCGCAAGAACGCAGACGGTTTCGAGTACGATGGACGCTACGGCCCTGTTAAAATCTATGGCGGTAAGATGGTTGAGAACATTGTGCAAGCTCTGGCTCGTATCGTTGTGTTTGACCAGATGGCCAAGATTGATATTGAGTTGCGTAAGTGCGACAACCCTGAGGCTGACCGCCGCTACAAAGTTGCGCTTACTGTCCATGATGAGGTAGTATCGGTAGTACCGACAACTGTTGCATCGTGGTGTCTTAACTTCATGCTAGAGGTGATGAAAGTTCCACCTAAGTGGTGCTCTAACCTGCCTGTCTCATGCGAAGGTGACGTAGGTAATAACTACGCCGATGCTAAATAACTTAAAGACTTTGGTCTTTGAGAGGAACCCCTATGGACATGCAAGAAATTTGGAAGCCGGTTGTTGGGTACGAAGAGCTGTATTCGATCTCCAATCTTGGTCGAGTACGCCATGCTGTGTTTAATCGAGCGAAAAAGCTGACCCCCGATAAAGATGGCTATCTTCAAGTACGGTTATGTAAAAACAATCAAGCAAAGACACATCGCGTGCATCGGCTTGTGCTGACCGCGTTTATGGGAAATAGCAGTGATGAGGCTATGCACCTTGACCACGACAAGAAGAACAACCACCTTGGCAATCTAGCATGGGGAACTCGTGCGGAGAACGAAGCCCAAAAAGATGCTGCTGGGCGTAGGAGCCAATGGTCTAAGCTATCTGCCGAACAGGTAATGACTATCCACAGAGAGCGTAGTCTCGGTAAGACGCTTAAGGAAATCGGAACTCTTATTGGCACTCACTACTCAAATGTCAGTTTGATTCTCAAAGGAAAAACATGGCGCACGTAATGCCTGCATGGACGTACTCTCAGATAGATAGCTTTGAGTCATGCCCAAGAAAATACTACCACCTAAAGGTCCTGCGAGACATCAAGGAGCCGCCAACTGAGGCAACGATGTGGGGCGAGAAAGTCCACACTGCTATGGAGTACCGTGTCCGTGATGGCGCACCGCTACCTGAAGGCATGGAACAGTGGGAGGGTATCGCTGCTAAGTTCGCTGCACTCCCCGGCCAGAAGCTCTGCGAAGAGAAGATGGCAGTGGACAAGAACTTCCAACCTGCTGAGTGGGGCAACGCATGGTCACGCGGCATCGCTGACTTGCTCATCATCCACGGCGACAAGGCTGGTGTGTTTGACTGGAAAACAGGTAAGCGCAAGCCTACCGAGCAGCTCGAACTCTATGTTGGCTACACGTTCGCAACTTACCCTGAGGTGAACTATGTAACGACTGGCTTCGTATGGCTGCGCGATAAGAAAATTGACAAGGCCACCTATCATCGTGACCAAGTGGCGGGCATCTGGAATGGCTTCCTACCAAGGGTGCGTAAGCTAGAGTCTGCATATGAGCGTGAGTCATGGCCGTGTCGTCCTAGTGGCCTGTGCCGTGGCTGGTGCCCAGTTAAATCGTGTGAGTTCTACAAGGACAAGAAATGACAGCGCATACAGGTAAACACCAGTTGATTGACCGCCTAACAGACCAAGTTGGTAGTCGTGATGAAGCCATCAAGATTCTGATCGCCCGTGGGCACTTGGAGAAAGATGGCAAGACGCTAACAGCAGAGGGTAAGAAGCGGGACAACATGACCGCTGCCCAACGCGCTATCGACCGTGCCATGAAGGCCAGTGGGAACAAGAACCCCAACGCATACAGGTACGACCCTAAAACCAACCGAGCGACGTTGAAGTAATGGCACAAACACCCGAAGGCAAAGTCAAAGACGCAGTTAAAAAAGAGCTGCGCAAACGAGACATCTGGTACTTCATGCCCATGCAAAACGGCTTTGGCGTAGTAGGCATCCCCGATTTCATCTGCTGTATGGAAGGAATCTTCCTTGCAATCGAGACAAAGGCCCCCGGCAAGAGGGGTGACACCACGGCTAACCAAGACCGTGTCATCGCGGAAATCAGAGACCACTGGGGTAAGGCCATAGTGGTTGACGACGTATCTCAACTCATTGAATTTTTGGAGAATAGCAAATGAATAAAGGTGGCCCAACAAAAGCTGCGTACGACAAAGCGTACAACGCAAAACCTGAGCAAGTGAAGAAGCGCGAGATGCGCAACCAAGCCCGAGCGGAACTAGCCAAAGAAGGCAAGGTCAAGAAGGGTGACGGCAAAGACGTTGACCATAAGCAGATGCTGGATGGCAAAGGAACCAATGCCAAAGGCAATCTCCGTGTGGTTGACCAAACTACCAACCGAGGATGGAGAAAAACTCATGGCAGTAACTACGGTAAATGACGCAATCAGACATGTCGACACCGGTCGATACACATTCTTTGGATACCCAGTACCCGAGAACGTATCAGCGCTAATCATGTCAGACAACAGGGATTGGGACTCAAAGACCATTAAGTGGCGAGTCAAAGGCGATTCCACCATCCACGAGATCGACTTCCCGCATGCAACAGAAGAAAACATTCTGGCTGTGCTCGCTGCAATGAGACTCTCATGCTAATTAGAAAAGACAAAAAAGCCCTCATCTTCAAACTGCGCAACCCTTCACGAGTTACCACTGTCATCCCAACGGCACGTCTGGTTTCTCATGAGGGGGATACGCTAGTGGCTGTGCCGCACCGACCAGAGGAAGTCAAGGTGCTCCGTAATCTGGGATTCAATCCACCAGACCCTATGGAGTACTACTACCAATGGCCGGGCCGGTTCAAACCATTCGCTGCACAGGTTGAGACTGCCAACTTCCTAGCTATGCACGACCGTGCCTTCTGCCTAAACTCTATGGGTCTGGGTAAGACAGTCACGTCGCTGTGGGCCTACGACTACATGCGTGAGTGCAAGCTAGTGAAGAAGGCTTTGATTGTCTGTCCGTTGTCTACGATGGAGCGCACTTGGGCTGATGAAGTCTTCAAGACGTTCCCGCATCTGGATGCAACAGTGGTGTATGGAACCCGTGAGCGCCGCAAGAAGTTGTTGGCCCAAGACGCTGACCTGTACATCATCAATACCGACGGCATCAAGACTATCTTGGAAGACTTACAAAAGCGGGATGACATTGACCTCATCATCGTTGACGAGATAGCCATGTTCCGTAATGCTGGTACTGACCGCTGGAAGACATTGAACGCCATCTGTAACAAGCAGTCAGCGCGACGTGTGTGGGGATTGACTGGTGCACCAACACCGCATGAACCAACAGACGCATGGGCGCAGTGCCGAATCGTTGTGCCTACGAGCCCCTCAGTACCCAAGTACTTTGGTAAGTTCCGCGACATGGTGATGAAGCAGTTGACTCAGTTCAAGTGGGTTGCCCGTAAGGACGCAGTGGACACAGTGAAGGCCATCATGCAACCGTCAGTGCGCTTCGCGCTGGATGACTGTATTGACTTGCCTGAGCAGACGTTCGTTACCCGCGACGTTGAGATGACCACTGAGCAGAAGGCGGCATACAAGAACATGCTGGACAAGTTGAAGATGGAATACGAAGGCGGCCAAGTGCTTGCTGTGAACGAAGCTGTGAAGGCTAACAAGCTGGTGCAGATCGCTTGCGGTGTGGCGTATGGAGCTCAAGGCGAGTACATCCACATTCCGAACAAGCCACGCATCGACGTGCTGAAGGAGCTCATTGAAGAGTCCGAAGGCAAGGTGCTTGTGTTCGTTCCGTTGACTGGTGTGCTGGAGCATCTGATGGAGGAGCTGTGCCCACACTGGGACTGCGCTGCGATTCATGGCGCTACGTCTAAGGCTGACCGAGACGAAATCTTTGGCCAGTTTCAAAAGACTGACAACATCCGTGTGATTGTGGCCAACCCGTCCACCATGTCTCATGGCTTAACACTGACTGCGGCAACGACCATCATCTGGTATGCGCCCATTCATAGCAACGACGTGTACGAACAAGCATGTGCTCGAGTACGCCGACCCGGCCAGACACGCACAACAGTCATCGCCCATATAGCTGGCAGTGATATTGAACGGCGTATCTATAAGAGATTGCAGGGTAAGCAGAAGCTACAAGGCTCCCTGCTCGACATTATGAAAGGAATTGAGAGCGACCAGTAGAAAACACTATACACACGCACTTATTTGATGGTAATCTCCGTCCCCCTCACTGGAACAAAAATGAAAATTTCAGAATTAGTAGCCAAGTACATTGAGCTACGCGATAAAAAAGCTGAGTTCAAAGCAGCGTACGACAACAAAGTAGAGAAATTGGATACAGTCCTTGACCAGATTGAATCCGCACTACTTAAGACGTTCGAGACGACTGGTATGGACTCCGTTAAGACTGAGTTTGGTACGGCCTATACTACTGAACGCAGCACTGCTTCTGTGGCTGACAAGGACGCCTTCATGTCCTTTGTTAAGTCTCGTGAAGACTGGCATCTGATGGAAGTTCGCGCTTCTAAGACCGCCATACAACAATACAAAGATGAACACCAAGACCTTCCACCCGGTATCAACTGGCGCTCGGAACGTGTGGTCAACATCCGTCGTTCATAACCCTCAACCCACTGGAGAAAACTAAGATGTCAAACATCATCCCCTTCGACACCGCCTCTGGCAACCTGCCAGCCTATCTGAAAACAGCTAACCGTACAGCAGTCAATGATGACTTGACCTCCCATGCTGGCGTTGGTGGCTTCCCTGTCATGTCCATCAAGGGCAAGAACTTCACCGTCGTTCGTGACGGCGAGCGCACCGTACTGACCAAGGATGTGGACGGCGAGAAGATCGCAGTGCCTTCAATCGAAGTCGTGTTGGTCAAAGCCAATAAGGGCACGTCCAAAGTGTTCTACATGAAGGGCTACCAAGAGGGCAGCGAAGCTACTAAGCCTGATTGCTTCTCAAACACTGGTGACCGTCCTGATGGTTCCGTGGCTGAGCCACAAAGCAAGTCCTGCGCGATCTGCCCACACAACCAATGGGGCAGCAAGATCGGCGACAACGGTGGTAAAGGCAAGGCGTGCCAAGACAGCGTCCGTATGGCTATCGCCACGGCTGACCAAATCAACGACCCCTACTTATTGCGTGTGCCTCCAGCATCCATCAAGTCATTGGGCGAATACGGCAAGATGCTCGCTAAGCGCGGCGTTGGATACAACATGGTTGTTACCCGTATTGGCTTTGACATGGAGTCACCAACTCCTAAGCTGACCTTCAAGCCTACAGGTTTGTTGAGCGACGCTGGCTATGCCCAAGTGCAAGAAGTTGCAGTGTCCGAAGTCGTGCAGTCCATCTTGGGTGCTGACGGTATTGCTGCTGCCGCTGCTGCTGAAGCTGCTCAGGACGAAGAGTTGCCAACCGTGGAAGTCAAGGCTGCTGCTCCTGCCCCAGTGGTTGAGAAGCCTAAAGCCGTAGCCAAGCCAAAAGCTGAGCCTAAGCCTGAAGTGAAAGCTGCTCCTGTTGAGGTTGACATTCCAGACCTGAACCTCGACGATCTGAACTTCGACGACTAATTGGTTTTGGGGGGCTACGGGCAATCCTGCCCAGCTACAGTAGTAGCCCCCCGCTTCTTTCTGGCCCTTCGGGGCTTTCACTTTCTGGAGAAATCATGTCATATCAAGTTGACCAACGCAAAGTCGCTGGTGTCGTAATCGAAGCTAACCTCGCCCTCAGCGGCAAAGATTTCAACCATGGAGAAATCATCATTGGTTTGGCAGAGCTGTTGTCTCGAGTCATCGTAGAAGCATCGGACACAAACATCCAAGCTAAAGAGTTGGTAAAGGTAGCCATGGCACACATGGACCGCACCATCACTATTGGTGCACACGCCACGGGCAAATCAATCATCGCACAGGCATAACATGGACGCACTCACCTTCCTCAAAACAATCTTGCCGGAAGATGGGTATAAGTTCGTTGGCCTGAGCCGTGCCGGAACCCCCGGCATCGCCCACAAGGCATATGCGTCATTGGAGTTGATGGCCGAGGCCATCGCTTCTTACGACAAGCAAACTAACTTAACTGTCTATCACGCCTGTGCTGCGTACAAAGAGCCAAGCTACGAAGCCGTGGTCAATGGTGAAACAAAAAGGAAATACCGTGGAGAACCTAACTGGTACAAGGCCAAAGCTTTCTGGGCGGATATCGACTGTGGTGAATCAAAGGCAGCAGAAGGCAAAGGCTACGCGACAAAAGCTGATGGAGCAAGAGCAATCCTTACGTTTTGCCACAGCAATGGTCTCCCCACTCCCATGGTTGTCGATAGCGGTGGCGGTATACACTGTTATTGGCCTTTATCTTCTAGTATCGGACCCAACAGCTGGCGAACAATGGCTTCGCAACTTAAGTCCGCTTTCGCTGCTGGTGGCCTACTCGTTGACCCTACCCGCACTGCTGATCTGTCGTCCGTTCTTAGACCGGTTGGAAGTCACAATCGAAAGGCTGGCCGAGAAGTACGTGGAGTCAAAGTTGTCCGTGAAGGCCAAACAGTAACACCTCAAGAATTTCATGCAGCCCTCAAAGTAGTGGTTGCTAAGTACGACGTCATCCCCCAACAACTGATTAGCCGCGCACCCGTGGCTGGTCTGAACGATGACTTGATTGGGCACCTTGGCCCACAGATTGACTCGTCTGCCCATGAAGTTGCAAACCACTGCGCTCAAGTGGCCAAGATGCGTGATACCAAAGGAGACGTTGACTATGAATCATGGCGCGGCATCATCGGAATCATCAAGCACTGCGTCGAGGGAGAACCTCTGGCACATGAGTGGAGCGAACATAGAGCAGCTACTGGCCACTCTAACGTGGACGTTGATACCCGTTATAACACTTGGGATAGCGGCCCTGCTACTTGTGAATATTTTCAACGCTGTAACCCGACCGCCTGCGACAGCTGTGTTCATAAAGGAAACATCAAATCACCAATCGTGCTGGGACGACTTCTGCCTGAACCAGCAGAATCAACGGTCGAAGTAATCGACGAGGCGAAGCCCGACGAAGTATTGGAAGCCATCGTGCCCCCAATGCCTGAGGGCTACGAGTACCAGTCAGAACACATGCTGCGTTTCATCCGTGACAAAGACGGTGTGATGCAGCCATACACGTTCTGCCGTACGCTGTTCTACCCAATCCAACGTATCAAGAAGGCTGACGGCGCTTACGCGTTCACTATCCGCATGCACTTGCCTGACCAACGGGTACGTGACTTCGAGGTGGACACTTCTGCATTGGCTTCATCCACGGACTTGCTTAAGGCATTGTCTAAGTATGAGCTGATGCCATCCAACAATAAGGACTCAACGATGCACATGACCGCGTACATCCGCGACTCAATTCACAAGCTCATGGCCGAGCAACGTGAGACAGATACATTGACTGCGTTTGGCTGGCGCGACAACATGAGTGGGGTTCTCCTTGGAGACAGGCTTTATCACCAAGACGGGTCAATTCGCAAAGTCTTTATCGGAGGTGCTGCGGCTGACCATCGTGCTGCTTATCCTGAGCCTCGCGGGACTCTTGCTGCTTATAGCAGTGCTGTCAACTACATTTATAACCGCGAGCATAGCCAAGCTGCCCAGTATGTCTTCTGTAATGTCTACGGTTCGCTCATCACTCCGTTCGGTGAAGACAGTTATAACGGAGCTTTGGTAGCCGTCAACTCTGGCGCGTCTGGTAAGGGCAAGACTTCTGTGTGGCGCTCCGCGTTGTATGGTCTGTGCGATGCCAACAAGATGATCTTCGCTGGTAAGGAAGGCGCAACTCGCAATGCCCGCTGGGCTATCGTCGGTGCACATAAGAACGTCCCCGTGGTGTTCGATGAGATGACTGACATGGACGCAGCGGAAGTGTCGGCTATGGCCTACACAACGTCCCAAGGTACTGACCGTGCTCGCTTGACCTCTGCTGGCGGTAAGGTTGGCTTCGCTGAACAGCACACTTGGAAGACTGTGGTTGGTTTAACTGCCAACGAAGACATGCACTCCAAACTAGCTGGCCACAACGCTAACACGCAAGCTGAAGCCGTTCGTATGATTGGCATTAACTTCGCCACGTACAACGTACCTATCATTGACCCAGCAGTCGAAGTGTCCAACGCTATCGACACCATGCGTGAAAACATGGGCAACGCAGGGCATGAGTTTGTGAAGTACATCGTGACGCACCAGCAGGAAGTCGCTGACCTCTATGCCAAGATTGAGAACAAGATGAGCCGCTTAATGCCGCAGTCTGAGTATCGTTTCTTCCGTAGCCACGCGACTTGCACACTGGTGGCTGCCAAGATTCTGATTGACCTCAATGTCGTGGACTTCGATTTCCAGAAGTTGGAAGACTTCACAGTGCTGTTGATGACTGACCTGACTGCTGCGGTGTCCAAAGGCAACGTGACTGACCCGGGTGAGGCTGTTAGCCGCATGATTCGTGAGATGTCTAGCCGTATCTTGGTGACCGTGGGCTACCGTGATACCCGTGCTGATGCTCGTGGCCCTGAGGAATCTTTGTCGCGTATCAATGGCATCGCAGTTGGCCGTCGCATACTGGGTTCACCCAACAAGAACTCTGGTGAGACTGTTGACCCCAAGCTGGTTGGCAAGCTGTTCATCGCCAAGAAAGACTTCTACGACTGGTGTTCCAAGAATCGTATGGAGCCACGTGAGGTGCTGAAATATGCACAGGAGAAGAAGTGGGTAGGCAAGAGCTCTGAGCGATTCAACATCGGTCGTGGCACTGCTCATTCGACAGGCGCATGCGTTTGCTACTGCTTTAACTTTGATGCGATGGAAGGCGTTGTTGAGAAAACAAGTGGCCCGACTGTTGTCAGTTTAGAGACCGCTGCGGTATCATCCGCTGGCCAGTAACGCAGTTGCTGGTTGTCTCTAGATGAGGGTTTTGCCCCCGGCGTAAAAACCGGGGGCTTTTTTCATTCGCCTTGGTCTTGTCGACCAGTCCAGCCTTTGACGGTGTCAGTTTCCCAGATGCGTATGGCCGACCACACGATGGAGAATAAAGCGGCGACGGCGGGTAACATATCGGAGAGTGTCCCTATGACCGTTGCCAATGAAGCAATGTCAATCAGTTGTTTAGCGGATTCATGATGCTCAGTCATATCAGCACTTCCAAGCACGTAATGATTTGTTAATACGAGAGTTCGGGTCTTTGGCCGTCTTCTCACTGGTCAGCTTTTTCTTCATGCCTTCCATACGGGCGCAGAAAGAATCTTTGCGGCTGCCACCTTCTGGCTGCGGAGCCTTCAGACCGGGTTTGCCGGGGTTAGCTTTGTTGTAAGAAGCGCGGCCCTTAGCGTTGAGTCCACCGGATTCCGCTTTGCCTTCCTTACGTTGCCATGCTGGTGACTTGGCCATGATTACTTCCCGTAGAACGATGTGGCGTGGTAGCCAGTAGGGAGCGTTAAGTGGCAGTCTTTATCAAACAAAATGCCGGGGCCGGGGATGGCAATATTGCAGACGTTGTTTGAGTTGCCGGGAACATAGACTTCAAGCAACAGAGTTCCGGAAGCGCCGCCGTTGCGAAACTCTAAATGTCCTGCGGTCGTTGTGCCTAGGCAAGTAACGCTACGAAGGTAAGACGCCCCCGTAAATACTGTGCCAGTGGCGTCAAGGTGGGTTGCGGCTACGTTTACTGCGTCCATGGTGAACTCCTTAGATAATGTTCTTTACAAACTGTTTGTTGGACTTGTTAGTCTCCACACCGTCCACCACACCAGCTTCACGCTTACGGGCAGCCATAGTAGCTTTAAACAGCTCCGACATAGGTTGGATTTTATATCCATTTTGCTTACGGGAGGCTTGTAATTCTTCCCAGTCTTTGCGGGCTTCAGCCATACCTTCGGTATCGCCAGCGCGGTTCGCATTGACGTACGCACCTTTAATGTTCGCCGTCTTGTCAGAATAGAACTGGTCAAACTCAGCAGTGACTTTCTGAGTGTACTGACGGCCAGTAATAGTAGTCGTTGGCAATCCAACAGCTTGGAACGCGGCATCTACCATGCTGATTTCTTCAGGCTTCAAGACTACATCGCCGTTGCGCATAGTCACACCTTCGTTAGCGTAGCGGACGCCCTTCATCGCATTGCCAACACCGTTGGGCATCAACAATTCCAGACCCTTGTAGTACTCACCTTTGGCTACCATGCCAGCACCGTCGATGAACTTAGGAGCCAGACCACCAAAGAATGGGCCCATCAAGCCGACAGCCATCTTCTCATAACCAGAACGCTTGGACAAGTCCACGTCAGTGAATGGCAGGATAGAAGCGACGTTGCCCATACCCAGCTTGCCACCGAGGTTCACACCAGCCGCAGCGGGTACACCGTTCAGGAGCAGGTTGGCCATAGTCTCGTCACCGATAGCTTGGCGCAGTTGGTACTCGAGGTCTTTTGGTTCGTCATCATCGCCGAAGGCAGCCAGCAACATAGCGCCGACTTGTTGTACAAATGGAACACCGAGTGCGCCGCCGAGTACAGCCATGTGGCCTGTGATGAAAGCCAACGCACGTCGTGCGATCACACGCTCCTCGGGACTTGCGCCTTTGAAGGATGTGTTGATGAGCTTGCCCAGCATGGAGAGCTGAATGATTTGGAAGCGCTTGAACTGGCCAATCAAGCGGCCAGTGTCGGAGTTCAAGATACGTGGGGTGTTAAAGCCGTCGTATGAGCCATGGGTATTGGACACAACTTCAGCAGCAAACTTAGTAGCAGCGTCAGTGCTACCAGCACCGTAGCGTTGGATGTAACCACGGTATGCAGCGATAGCAGCAGTTGCACGGTTCACAGCTTCAATACGGTTATTTACACCTTGGAGCTTGCGCATTACTGTGTTCAGTGCGTTGTGCTCACCAGCGCGAGCCTTGGCGTCAGCGTCGATACCAATATCAATCTTGCCCATGCCGACCAGAGTCTGGAGCATAGCGCGCACATCAGCTGGGGCCTTAGAGAAATCAATGTGGGCATTGACGCCCAAGCCTTTGACCAACTCCGCCACGTCACTGTACGCAGACTTGATGGCACGAACCGAGCGGAAGTAGCCAAGGCGGCCAGACATGTACGGCAGCGACAGCACAGTAGTTTGCAGCAACTGTTGCAGATAGAACGCAGGGCTAGTGGCCAAGAACCACACAGAGGTGGCCTGAGTCAGAGCACGGCTCAATGGCGATGGAGTCTTGTACTCAAGGCTGTTCGTTTGGCGTTTGAACAACTCGTTGTAGATAGGCATTGCGTTGCGGACATTATTCTTGGCCTCATTGCGCATACGCTCAAGAGACTCAACAACTTCATCGTTGTGCTTCATGGTGCTCAGGAAGTGAGCATCGGCTCGGCCAGACGTGGCCAAGTTACGCATCATGTTGGCGTTTGCACCAGCCACATACTTACGCATGATTTCCGACTTGCGAGCACTGTTTTCAGCAGCAGTCATCAAGTACAGGTCAGACACCATACGGTTGAGCTCAGCACTGCCTTCACCTTCTTCGCCACCTTGGCGGGTGATGAGGTTACGTAAACGAGCCACAGCGAGGTGGACATCAGAGCCAATGAAGGAAGCCGCATCTTCTTTAGGGCCAGCCTCAGAGCCGTCCATATCGAACTTACCAGTGGCCATCAGGTCAGCAGCAATCTGGTCAGCCTCACCTTGAGTCTCAGCGAACTGAACAACGTAGTGCTCTGGATTGGAGACATGCTCAGCCAGCCAGCCAATGGCACGTTCCTTGTTCTCGCCTTTCTCAGCGGCAACGCCTTCCCAGTACTTGAACTCAGCAGACTTGGCAGCCACCACGTAATCGCCGTAACGACCAAGGTAAGCGTAAGGAGTAGTGAAGTCCACGTTCTGGATTTTGCTCAGTTGCGAGCGCATCAGCTTCTTAGCTTGTGCCACTTCATCCATCAGGTCAGCATCGCCTTGAGCAGCTTTAGTGCGTTCAGCGAACTCACGTTCAACCGCAGCGTCGATAGCGTCACTCTTGGCCTTGAGGGCTGTATAGCCATGCTCAAACACATCACGGATAACTTGTTGGGCGTCAGCAGGGAAAGCTTTGAATCGTGCAGCTAGGTCAGGGTCAACCTCAAACAAGGTTGTACCAATGCGATGTTCGCCGGGATAGTAGCCCCACTTCTTGGCCATTGTGGAGTCTAAGATGAACCGGTTCACGCTACCAGCACCTTCGCCTTGCAGGACCTTGGGCAACTTATCAAACCCATCCAAGATGGACTCAATCTTCTGTTCAAAGTCGAGGCGCGTCTTTTGACGAGCGTACTGAGCAGTCAGGTAGTCCTGAGCCGAACGCATGTACTTACCGGCCATGTTGACGATGTCTTCAGTGATACCAGCAGACAGCAGTCCGTTCTTAGCCGCAGTGGCCAAGTTGGTCACCACTGATTTGGCGGGCTTAGATACCGAGGCAGGCAGCACATTGTCCAAACCTTCGTTCAGACGGGTAGACATTTCTTTACCGAAGCGCATGCGGTCTTTATCTGCCGCAACTTGGCCGCCCACACGGAAGATGTTTTTATCACTGAACAAGATACGGTTGTACGTACGTGGGTTCTCTGCCAAGGAAATCTCAGACTCATGCTTATCCAGCCAGTCAAGCGCTTTGGTCTCAAACAGGTCTTTGGTTTTGCGTTTTGCATCTGCACGAGCTTGTTCTTCATTGAAAGGGACTTTGAATTTCTCAGCAGACTCTTTGTCCGTCTTGTAGAACATGCGCTCGTAATATGCTTGCTTGGACTGGTGCATAGCCTTGACATGAGCGACCCCGTTCTGAAGCAGACTTCGCAACATACCCATTTCAAATGTTTGCACATCGTCCTTGGCTGCGTAGGCAGCGCGAGCGGCATCCCGCAACTCATCTCGGTTGTATGATTTTCCACGGAACTGAATGACGCTAGTGGCAGTGCCACGGCTACGAGCATCTAAGTGCTTAATGCCTGCGACGCCCACTTCTTCGAGAAGTAAAGATGCTGCTTTGTGGAACTCCCCTTGCTGAACAGCCTTATCAAACGCAGCGCCCTTACCGACAAGGACATCATCCATGATTAAACGGCTCAGCAAGCCAAGGTCATTCTCACCAGTACCAAACAGGTCTCGCCCAGTAAGTTCATCCACATCGGTGTTAGTACGGTCTACTACCTCATCCGCGATTGGCTCGAGTAAAGATTTGATGGCGGTTTTTACCCGTTGTGGCTGGTCAGCTACTGTGGCGTTGTAGTTAAATAACTCGTCGTCGGCAACCGAGGTATCAACTCGCATGAGGTTGCCCTCTGACTCGGAAGTATATTGGGCAGCGGATTTCCCAAGTGCTGTTTGTTGCTCATTGCTAAACGCGAGGTCACCCTTGGCATCGACAATGTTATTTAAGCTACGAGACTCAGTCTGACCAGCCATGCGCCCATCGAGGTACTTAACAGTAACGATCAAATCGCCGTTCGCTTTGGATTTGATCCCGGCTTGCGCCATCAGAATAAGCTTTTCACCTTGATGGTTATAATAATTTTTAAGAAGTGCGTCCGGCTTAATACCTGCATCTGAAAAAGCTGCCCACAACAGCTTGGGTGCTCCGGCCTTTCGGCGCACGTCAGCTTCAAAATACCCCTTGGCAATTCCATAGCGTTCAGCAAGGTATGTACCCCAACCGTATGCAGTAGCCCCTTCTCCAGAGCCAATGTATTTGTTACGGAAGTTGCGAAAGCTGGCGGCAGTGCCGTGGTATGTACCTGACATCTCTAAACGAGCAGCGCCAAAAGCCATATCCACAATGTCTTGCGCAGTCATGGACTCAGGGTTGTATCCCAGCCTACGCACAGCTACCTTAAACGCAGCCCACAACGTACGGAACCACTCGCGTAGAGCACCAGCCTCTTTACCAGAAGCGGTTGGGTCAATGCCTGCTTGGACAGCTTCCTCAATGAAGTAAGCTAGCAGTTCTGCATCATAGTCCGCGGCAGGAGTGTTAGCGTTGAGGACACGCATCTCAGCTCTGGCAGCCAAGGTAACTTCATCAGTGTCAGCGTCAGAGTTTGTCCACTTTTTAATCTGGGCGACAAGGCGGTCGTATGTTGCTTTAGGCAGCAGATTTTCTAGCCCTATGTGAGCTCCGACCTCGTGCATAAATTTGGCACGCCCCATACCTTTTTCGATACGGTTTGCAATCAGGAAGGCGCGACCATTTACCGCGACGCCGTAAGCGCCTTCAATGGCGAGGACAGCGCCAATCTGTTGTACAACCTTGTCAGCAGAGTTTGTCAGGTCTTCTACTGAGTTAACTATGACCAACTTGCGCGATGAGATTGATGCGCGGACAAAATCTTCAATGTCTTTGGTCAGCTCAGCCACGGTGTACGGATTGATAGCGCGAACGTCTTTACCGAACTTAGCATTCAGCTTGACCAACTCGGTGCGCACGTCGTCAGCAGACCAGTTCTCTGAGCCGAACTCAATGAACGTATTGCGCTCATCTTCCGACAGCTGGGCGAACGTAGGAGCACCGGGAACGGTATCTGCGACTGTGTCCCATGCTGCAGCAGCTTTTTCTGCGTCGGTCTTTGCCCCAAGCGTTGGTTCAGTAGTGGCGTCAATGATGTCACCCTCAACCATGTTGGCCAGCATTTTTTCATCCGACACAACCCCTTGGGCACCTAAGTTTATTAAGGCGAACCTTTCGCCATCAGGCTTAACGGTGACGGCTTCAATCTTTTCTGGTGTTGCCTTATTACGAATAATAGTTACCGTGGCCGCTTTGCCTTCGTAGGTGACGCGGTGGATCGTTTTTGTTTCGTTGTTGGCTTTACGTGCTCGGGTAGGCTCTTGGGGTTTGGCGTTAGCTTTGCCCACTTTTTCGCCACTTCCGGTTGGTTGGCGAACATCTCCCTCATCTGTGCTTTCGACTTGAACGGCATTTTCTGTTTCCTTAGGTGCTTGTTTACCAGCCGTCTCGCGGACGCGGGACTTCTCTTTCTTCTCAGCCTCAGCAATCTTTGTAGTCAGCGCTGCTACTTGTTCTTCCAGTTCTTGGACACGTTCGTCATTGGCTTCAGTGGCAGCTTCCAGCTCATTGGACAAGTCCAAGTACTGTTGCATCAAGGCTTCCATCTTGTTGCCTTCTTCGGCCAAGTCGGATACGTTGGTGCGGTCTATCTTGCCAGTGCCTTTACCTTGGTTATCAGTGCGCTCTTTGAGATTCTGGATTTCCATGCCAGCATTGATAAGGTCGCCCTCATTGACTTCCGTACCCAACTGAGAAGCGAGCCCGCCTTCATAGGCATCATGGATAGCTTCCAGTGCGTCCAAGGCTTCCAATACGCTGATGCCAGATTGCTCCGCTTGCGCATTGACCGCAGCCATGAATTTGTCAATGTTCTTCATGATGAAACGTGGGAACGTCTCATCCTTATCAGTGATGGCCTCAGCCGCCAACTCCTTAACGTACTGCTCGCTTACCCCATATTCTTTCGCCAATGCAGCATAGTCACCACGCTGAGTCTTTTCTGTTAGGCGCAGCATCAAGTCGACCTTGCGGTCAGACTTGTAAACCATACGGAGCGCGGAGCGGATTAAGTTGGGGACTTCTTCGGCTCGTTGTTCTTCAACGGATTGCTCTTGTTGAGCTGAAGGAACTGACCCAAGATTTTCATTAGGGAGTCGTTCGTTGGTGACTTGGGCGGCACTTGGAACGGTTGCTTGAGCTTGCTCATTTACTTGCGTGTTCGACGTGGTGCTACTGCCAGCATTGGCAGTGACATCGGTTGTGGGGCTTGGCCGTACTCCGCCTGTTGATGGCTGTCCAGCTTGCTGGTCAAGCGGTCCCGCTCCGACACTTGTTGCTCCGACGGATTGAACTTGAGTGGGTCGTACAGGCCCATTTCCTCCAGCGATTGCTTCTGTTGCTCCGCCTGTGACTGGAATTTCTCGAACCCCGGCATTGTTTTGCTGTTGCAGTTGCAGTTTTCCATCTTTAGCTCCTTTTTTGGCTTCGGTTTGTTGGGCTGCAATGTAGCCCGAGGTGTCCTTACCCGTTAGGGCAAAGTAAATAGCGTTGATTTGGTCGAGCTCGCCCTTCTTGGCAGTCTGTGACTGAGCATCCAAGATTTGAGCGGCCTCTTCAGTTGACTGCACATGGGCAATCTGGAATTTGTTGGCGGCCTTGGCCACAGCCTCAAAACCCTTTTGGACAGAAGCTTGTGGGTTGTTAGCGTTGAATGAGAAGCTAATCAGCTTGCCGCCTGTTTCGGCATTGGCTGCAATCACGGCTTGCGTAATGGTGCGCTGATGCGGGTCCATGGCAGCGTCGAGCGGAGCGATAGCATCACCCACCTGAGAAATCATTGGCCCAAAGATTGGCTTACCAAGGAACTGGCCTTGCTTAGCGTCAGGAGCCGCCACGTTGAAATCTTGCAAAGCCTTTTCGCGGGTAGCCTGTGCCTGCTGAGCAGCTTGCTGCCGAGCTTCTGCTTGTTGAGCTTGCTGTTGGGCTACTGCAATGTCTGTTGTACCACCTGCGACTGCTGGAGCCATGGGGGTAGGTTGTTGCCCAAACGCAACAGGAGCTGTCGGAGCCGCAAACTGTGTGGTTGTAATATCTGGCTGGCTAATGTCCTTAGCCTTTAACGCGCCAGCAATCTCATTCGAGCTATCTTGGCTACGACGCCAGCCAGTAGCGCCGCCCATTAAGCCACCTAGAGCGAAGCCCCCAATAGCAGATTCTTTATAGCGTTGCAGAGCTTCAGGGTCAGTCAGCGCAGCGTTGGAGTCAACAGCCATACGTCCAAATTGATTGACGACCTCTTGGCCAGTTTCACCAACAGCTTCTTCCGCACCGGTTTTAATCAATGAAGCGCCAGCGCGAGCAGCACCACCTTTAAATCCGCCCACGCTGTCTAGGAGATTCAATGGATTTTTAGGAAGAGCCCCTTTGGCTAGCAGCCCGGTTTCGCCCAACGCGTTAAACGCTGCGTATGGGACGCCAAGTGCAGCGGCAGCGCCAAGGTTGGTCTGCCCATTTGTTTGCTCACGTTGGTTTTGAAGAATATCGCCCACGGAAGATGGGTATGAAGCAGCAGTGGCCCCGGCCAAAGAGCCGAGGTCTTGTGTACGCTTTAGTGCATTTACTTCTTCAAGAGTCTTTGCCCCAGTGAGAGCGGCACGGGTGCCAGACATTGCCCCACGAGCGAGAGCGCCACCAGCTATAGCTTCAGCCGCGTATGGAAGAGACTGAATGGCCATGCCCTTGGCATAGCTACCAAAATCACCAACACCGTGGACATCTTCCCATGACCCAACTGCACCTTGGCGGCGAGCGCGGCCCTCAGCTATATCAGCTTGGAGCTCGTTGTCTTTCCGGCTTTGCCCTAGGGCAGATGCAGCCCGGTCTGCGCCTACTGCGCCAGCTACAGCTTCGCCAACACCATAAAGTCCAGCTTGATAGCGATCAACTGATGAGGAAAGTTGCTGCGAGGAGACCCCGCCATTAGGGTTACCCAATCCCAAGGTATTAGCTGCGTCCTCAATGGACCCGCCAAGGGTTCGATGTGTAGCTACTAAAAGCTCTTCGTCCGTGAAGTCTTTGAATGCAGGGTCAGAACGAAGGGCTTTTAAGAATGGCATGAAACACCTTTAACAGATGCGATAGTTTAATCTATACCGCGAGCGTTAAGCAACCGATTACCGGAGCCGGTTCCAAGTAGCTCCTGTTTGCGGAGTAATAAGCTAGCCTCAGTCTCTGGGCTAATCCCGGCTAGCTGTAAGCGTTTGTTAATATCCGCAAGTTCTGTACGGGCGTTTGCTGGCAATCCGGGGGCTGTTTGAGCTGGTTTCCAGCTATCAACCGCAGCATGACTACCAGTAGAAGCAGGTGTTAATGCCTTAGTTCGCTTGCCAGCTGAGTCTGTCTCAGCCTTAGCAGCAGCAGCTTCTTTAGCTAACTGAGCTTTCAAAGCAGGTGTGACGATTGGAGTCATAGAGTCACCATCTTGGCGGTAGTAGATACCGTTAGAGGCTACGAACATACCGGGGTTATCTTTGACTGGGGCCAGCTCATTAGGGTTACCGCGTTCTTTTGGAACCAGCGTCTTGCCCAAGTAGTTGGCAATCTTAACTTGGTGCATATCAGATTGGCGCTGTAAAGCAACTCGTTCCTGAGCAGGCAGGTTAGGGTCATTCAGCTTGTTGGTAATAGCATTACCTTCTTCCAGCATCTTCTGGTAAGCAGGGGTGCTAGTCTTGCGGCGTTCAGAATCTGCAGCACCAAGTGCAGACGCTTGAGCATTGGCTTTGTTAGCCTCGGCCTTGTAGTATGGCTCTTTGATGTCCAACTCACGACCTTTATACCCGAGCTCTTGCTTCTTCATCATGTAGTCAGACAGTTCTTTGGAAGAACTGAACATACCGGGCTGCATCATCGCTTTGGAAAACTTAGTTTCAAACTCTTGGCCAACAAGGCCTTCCAGTGCTTGAGTTGCGTCGCCTAGGCTGCTGTAGCGGCCAACAACTTTCTTCCCGTCCATAGCTACAATTTCGCCAGCTGCGCCGGGCACTGGCTTGAACTGAATGTCATGCCCAAAAACTTTCTTTAGCTCAGGGCCAAACTTCTCCGTAAGCCCTTTCATACCACCGGACTCGGCAGTAGCTTTGATGCTAGACATACGGTCAGCAGACTCTTTATGGAGCTTATCCATAGTTGTGTCGAACGCATCTGATAAGTCAGCGGTACGGCGAGTAGCCGTGTAACGCATAGCTGCCTCTGGGTCTGCTCCGCCTGCGATGGCCCGCTGTTCAATAGCTGAGCGGCGCTCAGATGCAGACATTTGTACAGGAGTGGGGGCCACATCATTAGTGTCCATGCCACCAGTGCCGTTGAAGTTTGGAGTAAAAGAATTTGCCCCACCTTGGTCGGCAATAGCAGAACGTAGAGCTTCTTTACCCTGCATCTCCGATTTCATCTGCTGAGTTTGAAGGCCAACTAACTCATCACGTTTCTTTTGAGACTCAATGTCCGACAGCGTGGAGTACGTGTCTATGCCGCCCTTGGCCAGACCACCTGCAAATGCGCCTAAATTAAATGCCATGGTGCATCACCTTTGAGTAATCAACGACTTTGTAGCCGTCAGCATGGAGCGAAACCGCGCCGGGAATGTGTTCGACTTCGTGGGCCATAACGCCTACCTGTGGGCCATGCCCCCAAGTGTCACGATACTCTGGTTTGTAGTGATAAGAATACAACGGTACATCGTTAAGTAAAGAACCAATGCGTCTGACATCCTGCTTAATGTTGATGTCAGAGCCACCGCCAGACTTAGCCCACAGAGCTACGCCAGAGCCAATAGCAGAACCAAGACCAGAAGCCATCATACCGCCAGCCTGCTGATTAGCTGAGTACGCTTGAGTGGCCGCATTAGTGGCACCAACACCAAGGTTACCCACGTTATTCCAACCAGACATTGCTGTACCAGCACCCGCGTTAAGTGCAGACCCCGTAGCCCCAAAGTTGTTCAAAGCGGAGTTACCAGTCTGGAAGCCTTGATTAGCCGCACCCAAAGCGATACCAGTGTTGGCATTACCTTGTGCTGGCAGACCCGCGTACATGTTGTACACGTTAGCTTGTTTTTGTAAGCCAACATCCTTTGCCGCTTGGCGTGTTTGGTTAGCTGCTTGAGCTTCCATCAGAGCTTGGTTAGCCCCCATGGCGTTACTGTTGAACTGTGCAGTGCCAGACGTCGGATCAATACCATACGCTTGCTGGCGCATAGTCTGCTGTTGACGTTGATTCTCCATAGCAGAAGTCACATCTGCACGAGCACCTTGGGCTAATTGTTCCTGATAGCCAGCTTCATTGTATTTGTCGGCATCAGACTTGAGCGCCTGCATAGCCGGGATAGCGCCTTCCTCATAGCGCTTCTGCGCAAGGTCCGCGTAGCCTTGGTTCTTAGTGGTAATGTCTTTTGTCAGATTCCACTGTTCATCTGAACGCGCCTCTTGCTGCTGAGACTGTTTGAGCATCTCAGGATAGATGTCAGTAGTGAACTTACTCCACTGGTCTTTGGCGAGCGCAGACATTTCCCGTTGGGCGATTCCAATGTTTGGGTCTGCGGCTGGTGCGCTGCTTGACGATTTACCCATGGTTAACTCCTAATCCACTTACATTCAGATTTGAGCATGCCGTACAGGATAGCGTCTTCGCCGTCCTCAAACGCTTCACGGAGTACACCCTCTTGGATAAACCCCACATGCTCGTCAAATTTTCTAGCTACGCTATTGCTAGCCCGAACCAACCCAGTGACACGACGACACTTAAGCTGGATGAACGGGTAAGCAAAGAACGCATACATAAACTCTTTGGAGGTCCAGCGTTTGCCGGGTGTCGCCGCTACATTCATACAGATGGCTGCTCCGGTGTACATGTTGTATGCCACACCTGCAATCAGCTCACCGTCTTCTTCAATCCCAATGGCCGTATTAGCATCGTCTAGATTCTCACCGATTCGTTCAGCAACCCAGTCTCGTACGCGCTCGTCTTGGCCATATACCAGATTTTTCATGGCCGTAGTTTACCCTGACTGATTGATTCGGGAAAGAATTTTGTTTAGCTGAGTAATGACATCTGCCAAAGTAGCCGTTGTGGGCAGCGCAGTAATTACTATAGACCCGGGACGCGCCCCTGACATGATCTCCACGTTGGCTTTGATTGGTTCCAAGACACGAGCCACATCGAGTGGCAGCGTGCTGGTTGGCGGGATAGCAGGCTTCTTCATACCTGACGCAACTCTGCAATAGAAGTAGCCATGCGGAACTCACGTAGGCCTACGTTACCAGTGATCTTGACTTCCCAGAGGTAATCTTTCTCGCTTGCGGGTAATCGTTGGGGCTCTTGGGTCGTTACGCCAGCAGAGTACACCTGCACACCATTAGCGAACAAAAGAATCTGTACGTTACGCACATCTTGGGTCGTTGGAATTGGCTCCAGCACGCTGCCATTTAGGCGCATACCATTTAGTGTTGTGCGGTTCAATGTACTAAACCGAGTGGCCCCTGTCGCCCAATAAGCTTGGTTAGCAGCCACGATCTCAGCAACAACTGCGTTGTACGCGGCCACGCTAGAAATGGCGTCCCAGTCAGCCTGTGCCTTCATGACAGCAAAGTTGGTTGGCTCAGAAAGAACAAACTTCTTAGACTGCCACTCATAGAACATGTTGTTCACGGTGTCAGCATCGAGCTGATAAATCTTGTTGTCCGTTGGGTCAACTACGTACACGCTAGCAGTAGAACGGGCTACGAATACAGCCTGAGCAGCCACATCAAGGTTCACCAACGGTGGAGTATCCCCGCGCATAATGATGAGCGCTGCTTTTGTGGAGCCCACTTGGTAGAACGCCAAGTACATGTTCTGATACACCACGCCGACCATGCTTGTTGGGATGTAGTTCTGCCACTCATCACGAGTGAATAGTTGTCGGCTAATTACGTCTTGTGTGCCCGGAGCAATAGATACCAAGCCGTTTGGGCTGGCATAAAGCACACCAAATTGATCAGACGTAATAGACTTTTTGGCCACGCAAGGCTCTGGCAATGGCACCTTTTCTTGAGACATTGCACCGGGTTGAGAGCCCGTAATGAGATAAGGAGTCTGTGTCGTACAAACAACAAGTGTCTGACCAAACACACCAAGGCCTACGATGGGTGCGCCCACGGTCATCATATATGCAACAGGCCAAGCGTGCGGAAGGTATGGTTCTGAGAACCACACTTGGTTGTCTGTGAAGCCCGCCAAGATGCCGTTAGGCATGGCGATCAAGCCTTTGAGAGTTGCAGGGGGTGGTGTGAAATACAGTGACGGCAATGATGCACCTAGAGCGGCAGCAAGCACCGTATCAGCGAATGAACCAGAGGCAACGCCAGTTGCAGGAGTTACAGAAACTGTGCCTACATATAGATATACCGCACTGGTCGCACTTGTTACGGAGCGGTATATGCGAATCGCTGTAATGTTATATCCAGCTGCAGTTGTGGGGGCAGTGGCAAACGCACTAACTGTGACGGTGGCATCAGGTTCTACAGCTAATACAGTGGCTGCAGGGCTGGGAGCAGACTCCTCAAGCACGGAACCGAATGTGCTGATATATGTATAAACATACACACGATCTTCATGCACAGTACCGGAACCGCCTGACTTAACCAGTGTAGGGGCTGTCGTCGGAGCTGGGACACCCATGTTGTATTCGGTATCAGGAAAGGGTTTTGTGCCCGTTCCGCTAGTCGTGGCTAATGCCCAGTTGGTCTTCTTTGGGGCTGTGCCGTCTGTGTAGTACACACGGAAATCAGTGGTGTCCGCGACAGGGCCCGGTACGACGTCAACATCAGTGTTCCACTCAAGCCAAGTGCTAGTGCCTAGAGTAGTGTTTTCGAGCAAGTAGATGGAATGTACATCTGAGTTGCCGGGAGTGTAAGTCAACACTGGGTTTCGCCATGGGCGGATTTCCCCAGATTGCAGTTTTACGTTTTTTGCGACTTGCGCTTGGTTAGGCTGAAGGTTAGTCGGCCCAGTACGGGGCGAGAGCCCAGAGAAGTTATCTAGCTTCAAATATGGCATGTCGCCCCCTACTTAATTACTCAGCAGCTTCGGCGGGCGCGTCAGCTTTTTTGGTGCGCATTGCCTTGGCAACAGGTGCAGCTTCCAGTTCTTCAGCCAGTGCTTTGCCGTCGTCATTCAAATTGAACACGCCATCATCGCCCAAAGAGCCAACTTTTTTACGGTCGCCCATCATGCCAACAATGATATTGCCAGCGACCAAATCAGCACCGGACAACTCCATAAATTTCTCAAAGCTTAAAGCCATTTTTCTTCTCCAGAGGGTTAAGGGAGCCTTATTGTAAGGCCGGGTTTGGTTTACGCAAGCGCAGTTCCGCGGTCTATCAACCCCAACGCCAGCTGAGTGTGTTTCACACGATCATCTAAACCAATCGTGCCACCGTTAATTTTTTTAGTAAGCCCTACCCAGTCTCCGGCTTGAGCCAGAGCATTGCAGTTATGCGTACTCCAGAACCAGCCAGCGGTGAGAGCAGCGTACTTCGGTGTGGCTACCAGATCAGGCTGGGCTACAAAGTCCACCCCAAGAGCTTGACTAGCATGGAAGTAATTAGCGTGACCAGTAAGCTGGATACACCCACGCCCGCGAAAACGATAGCCGTCACCAGAAGCTTCATCCCGATTCCCCATACGTGAGCTGTACACGTTGTTGGCGATTTTTCGTGGATTACCGGCGTAGGCATTTGCGACTTCTAAGGTTGGAAACCGTTTGGCCCACAGCTTCATCAGCGTGGCGGCTTTGTAGTTAAGGTTTTCTTCAAGAATGCGGAACTGCGCGCACTCATGGCCACACTGACCAATGAACGCCGCCTGCTTTGTAGGCGTGTCGATTCCGAATTTCTCGAAGGTCTCGTTCAGCGCGTCAACCCAGACGGGGTCAATATGCATCGCTTTAAGTTGCTCACTTGTTACCACTGAGTGTCTCCCTTACTTGGTTGTAGCGGTCGATGCAGGAGTTGAGCTCGATGATGGCCCTGTCTCCTTCGGCGACGAGCCGGATAAGGTCTTCAACAGTCTGTCCGTCAAGTTCGGCTCTCTCTTTACCATCGTTGGAGGCAGAGGTGGAACATCCACCTTTGGAGGCGAGGGGGACGTACAGCCTTGGGCGAGAAGACAGAATGCCATCAAGCTTAGTTTCAAACTGTTGTTTAGTGTCAGCGTCTTTGGCATCTTGCTCATCCTTTTGTTTGGTCATCGCGCCATTCAGGCGGGCTATCTCCAGAGCGTCCTCCGTCTCCTTTTGCACATAACCGGCATGGTGGCCGTAGAAGTATGCAGAAACCGCGACAACGATAGCCGCTAGGATTAGTGAGGGGCTCGGCATCAGGCTCCCTCCAGCTTGGCTGCTGCTCGTTCATGGGCAATGTCCTCTACGGCAGGATCAATATAGTCGGCTGGAGTTGTAGGCGGCGGCGGTGCACGCCATGTCTCATCCAGCTCTGGGTTCTTAAAACCATTGAAGTTGAAGTCAAACATGCCCGAAGAAGCCGTAGGCGCGGGGCTAGGACTTGGCGCTACGGCTTGGGGCTGTGGGGGTGGAGCTACCGGATGAGCAGCCAATTTCTCAGCTGCGGCTTGTACACCTTTACGGCTCATGACACCGCCAATACCACCCACTACGAGCAGCACAATATCATTGAGCATCTTGGCAAAGGCTTGGTCCATAGGGGCCATAGACTTCAATGGTTGGACGACAAACGCCAAGCTATAAAGCATGAACGCTACGATGCCAGCCAAGATCAGCGTGACGACGATTACGACAAAACCCCAGATGCGGGTCTCGTATTCCTCAGCGGTCAGCCGAGGCAGGGGGTGTTGCTTGTGGGGCAATTTGCTTCTCCAAAACAGGGGCTACAAGATAATCTGGACAGTCTTGTGTGAATAGACAGTCAGGGCGTTGGCAGCGCTTTTGCGCCCAGTTAGCTGGGTCTTGGCATGGATACCGGTAATGGTCTTCACAGCCTGTTAGCAGCAGTAGCAAGACAAAGATGTACTTCACTTAGCTTTTTCCTTCAGTTCTTCCTTGAGCTTACGCAGCTCTCGGGCTTCTTTCTTGATCTCGTCCTTCATCCAAAGTGTTTCCACATACGAGATAAAAGACAACGAAAACACAACAATCAGTACACACAAGACAATCAGGTGTGCCAAAAAGACGCTCGTGCTATTGTCTGGTTTTTTACTTGCCACAACAACCATCCCAGAAAAAGTAAACCAACGATTGCTAGTCCAGCGTCTATCGACTTCACACGAACTGCGTCTATCAAGGCTTCACGCTCCCTAGCCAAGATAGCGTCTTCTCGCGCTTGCTTCTCTCGGGCAGTCTGTTGTTCTGCTTCAATCTGCTCACGCATATCTTCAAACTGAGACCACAAAGCCCCCAGCTCAGGCGGAGAGTGATAAACCATCTGCTCTCGAATCTCTACGTGCATCGCTTGAAGTTTCTGCCGTACTAGGATTCGCCGTAGTGCCATCCGTTTCAGGGAAGTTCCTTCAGCTTGCAGCTTCTTGGCTTCGCGTTCCTGATCCCAGAATAACGCTTCCACCCTGTCAAACGCGTCGAACATGTTCCCAAGTTCGTCTCCGATCTTAAAGAGCACCTCATTTGGATCAGCCTTAGCTACCTCCGCGACACGAGCCTTCTCTTCCTCAATCTTTTTAGCTTGTTCCTTAGAAACCTTCTTACCAGCAAACTGACCATTGATTTCATCATAGATTTGCTTGACGTTCCCAGCTACACCCTTTACCTCTTTGTAGAGAGCGCACCCTTCCTTGACCAGCTGAAATGCAGTAGTCGCAGCAAAGAGTGCAGTCCCAATAGGCACATTTTAGGCCGTACGGTTCCACAAATAGACAGCGACATATGGAGGCAAATTAGCCCCTGTACCAGACGCACCAGTTGAGGCTGTTGTACCTGAAACGCTGTGAGTGTGGTCTGTATTGGTTGTGCTGTTTGTCACGCTGGCGTATCCAGTAGAAGTAGCCTGAGTGGAGGCGCTCCACCAGTTGGCATCTGGGCCAGATGATGTTCCAGAAATCAAGCTCAGCTTTGTATAGTTGTGCGCGTGACCTGCATCAGTCGCTGTATGGGTATGGCTTGCGTTTGCACTCATTGCACCTGTGGTTGCCCCAAATGTATGGGTGTGGGCTACAGCGATGGCGTCAGCAGAACCACCAGTGGCACCGGCAGGATACGTACTTCCGTCCGTACCGAGCAAAACACGGCCAGCGCCATAGGCTACCCATGTGCCAAAACCCAAGGACGAGCTAGGGTTTGTAGATACCGTGCTGGAATAGATTGAGCCGATAGGGTACAGCGCCTGCTTCGAGGAAGTGATGGCGTCTGCAATAGCCAAGGTGACGTACTCAGTCAGAGCCGCAGTAGTAACCCGCAGTTCCAATTTGTCAGCCGCAGCATACGCACGAGCTGTTGTGCCTTCTTGGGCGCGAACCACGGTCAATACATCGGAGGCACGAGCCGTAACTTTGACAATTTCCAAGTTGTTGGATGAGTCAGTCAGCGTAGCATAGAAGTAGTTACCACCTGAGATTGCTGGGAACTGAGCGCCAGCGCCTGTAGTTACAGTGATGGTTGTGGACGCTGTTGTAATCGACGAAGCTAGTGCCGCCGATGCGTTGTTTGAGAATAAGACTGAGGCCATAGTGATTCCTTTGTACGGGATTATGCCGTGGGTTCGTCAGCAGGTAAAGGCGTGTTGCCCTCATCAAGCCATTTCAAATAGGCTTGGTAGTCTGTGTTGGCGGGGTCGAATGGGATAATGGCTTTATCTTCACGTTGAACGAACCGCTGATCGCCATTTTTTTCAATAATTGTTTTGTACATTGTCAAAGCTCCGCAGACGCGTTAAATACACTTGCATAGAGGTATGT